CACGAAAATCCATTTTATCAAGTAGGTAAACTATTTGTATTCAAGATGCAATGTGAATTGTTCGAATACAGTGGTGAAGATTTCGATACAGGTATTGAATCAATAGACATCGTTGAAGATGAACAAGCATACACAATTCAAATGAACATGGTATCGGGTGGAAGTGGTGCATACACATTAAATGAGAATCTTACACTCAGTGGTGTGGTTGTTGGAGAGGTTGTTGCATGGAGAGCTGATACTAGATTACTTACAATTAAAGATAACACTAAGACACTTCAAGTTGGAGATATTCTTATTGGTGCGTCATCTACTGCAACTTACACTATTCACACCATTACAGATGTGTTAACGATGGGTAATGATGCAATGTCACAAAATAAAGAATTTGAGGATAACGATACTTCTTATCTAGACTTTAGTGAAGTGAATCCGTTTGGAGAACCGTAATGTTCGGCACATATTTTTATAACGAAACTTTTAAACGAGCAGTGTCCATCTTTGGAACATTGTTTAATAACATATCTATTAAGAAAACAAAAGCAGATGGAACTGTTCTTGCTGAGAACAAGGTTCCTATTTCATACGGCCCCAAGCAAAAATTTTTACAACGACTTGCATCTGAACCTGATTTCAACAATAGAACTGCAATCAGTTTACCTAGAATAACATTTGAGATGTCAGGGATAGAATACGATCCAGCAAGACAACAAAATAAACTTATTAGAGAAGCAAAAGCAAATTTAGAAGCAGGTGATGTAACTAAAAGAGGATACCAATATAATCCAGCACCATACAATATTAATTTTACTTTGTCAATACTTGCAAAGAATGTAGTCGATGCACTTCAAATAACAGAACAAATACTTCCTTATTTCCAACCCGAATATACTGTCGCAATGAAGATGGTAGATGCAATGAGTGAGGTAAGAGATGTTCCTATAGTGTTAACAAGTGTCGCAATGGAAGATACTTATGAGGGTTCTTTCGAAGAGAGACGAGTTATTGAATATACACTAGAATTTCAAATGAAGTTATACTTCTTTGGCCCAGTTTATACTGGTCAAATTATTAAGAGTGTTATTGAAAGAGACTATGTTATAGGTAGTCAGAAGACAGGATTCACCACATCAGAAATTAGTGGCGCTGGATTGGTTAAAGAAGTTAAACATTATGAACCAGCATTCCAAGAAATAACATCTACTGCAGTATCCAACTCTACTACAGTAGCTTTTGCAACTGCAATAAATACTAAGATAAGTGTAAACGATGAAATATTTGGCACTAACTTAACAACTAACCCAACGGTTAGTGCAATAGCAGAAGATAAACTGTCTATTACAACAAGTGCCGCTGTCACTTTAGATGCAACAACTAAACTTAAATTTGTAGGTTCAGTTGATCCTATTGATACATTTATCGTTGCAGAAACAGTAACTTTTTATGATGAAGGTGGAGTTGATGATTATGCTACTAACCTAGCAGAAGATCAAGCTTAAATATGACAAAAGATATAGATCAAAAACTAGATAATATTCTAGACATTTCCACAGAAATAAAGAAAGAAACACAGATAGTCCAACTTCCGTCAAAAGGTGCGAAGATGGAAACTGACTTTAATTATGCTCGTGAGAACCTCTATAGCCTCGTAGAACGCGGTCAAGATGCCATAGACGGTATACTAGACCTATGTAAGGAAACAGAACAACCTAGAGCATACGAAGTTGCTGGACAATTAATTAAAACTGTTGGTGAAACAGCAGAAAAACTGTTAGATGTTCAAAAGAAGGTTAAAGATTTAGAAAAGGAAGATGAACATATAAAAACACAACATAATCATTTATATGTTGGTTCAACATCAGAACTTCAAAAATTTCTAAAGAAAAATAAGAATGGTTCAACCTAAGAACGCAGGTTATCTCGGAAACACCCTAGTTAAAAGGGCAGGAGTTGAGATACAATATACCGAAGAGGAATTGACGGAATACATGAAGTGTTCTCAAAATCCTACTCATTTTATTGAAACCTACACACAAATCATATCACTTGATGAAGGGCTTGTCAAGTTTAAACTGCGTGGATATCAAGAAGAGTTAATACATCACTATGATAAGAATCGTTTTAATGTGGTTCTTGCATCAAGACAAAGTGGTAAATCAATAACATCTTGTGCATATCTATTGTGGTATTTACTGTTTCATCCCGAAGTTACGGTGGCAGTTCTTGCAAACAAGGGTGCAATCGCCAGAGAAATGATAGCAAGAGTCGTAACGATGTTAGAGTCTGTTCCGTTCTTTTTGCAGCCTGGCGTAAAGATTTTAAACAAAGGTTCAATAGAATTTGCAAACGACAGTAAGATAGTAGCAGCTGCAACATCTTCAAGTTCGATTCGTGGTCTTTCAATCAATTTATTATATCTTGATGAGTTTGCATTTGTTGAAGGTGCAGAAGAATTTTATACTGCAACATATCCTGTAATCACATCAGGTTTGGATTCAAAGGTTATTATTACATCTACTGCAAATGGTGTAGGTAATATGTTTCATAAAATATACGAATCTGCGGTTCAAGAAAAATCTGAATACAAACATTATACTATTAATTGGTTTGATGTGCCTGATAGAGATGAGGAATGGAAGAAACAGACCATTGCAAACACCTCAGAAGCACAATTTGAACAGGAATATGGCAATAGTTTCCTAGGAACAGGGTCTACACTTATTAATTCAGATACTTTATTAGGAATGAGGTCAGAAGAACCTGATTGGAACAAAGATTCCATAAATATATACGAGAGACCAAAAGTAGGTCATACTTATGTCTGCACTGTTGATGTGGCCAAGGGAAGAGGAATGGATTATTCCACTTTTAGCATTTTTGATGTCACCCAAACACCATTTAAACAGGTAGCAACTTATCGAGATGATTTTATCTCACCAATGTTGTTTCCTGATGTTATTAACAAGTATGTGAGTCCATACAACAATCCTCTAGTTATTATAGAAAATAACGCAGAAGGTGGAATGGTAGCAACTCAATTACATTATGACATAGAATATGACAATGTTTTTACTCAGGGATTGACAAAAGCTGAGGATATTGGTGTCACAATGAACAAAAAGACCAAGAGGATTGGTTGTTCAACTCTCAAAGAATTGTTAGAAGAAAATCGATTAAATTTGGTTGATCGAGCAACAATAACAGAATTGATGACATTTGTAACCAAAGGTAGTTCCTACGAAGCAGATAGGGGTTATCATGATGACATGGTCACTACATTAATATTGTTTAGTTGGTTTGTAACGACAGAGTATTTTTTACATCTTACAGACACAAAAATCAAAGACTTACTGTATGCAGAACAACAAAAGATGATGGAAGAGGATTTATTACCAGCAGGCATATTTGGTGGCGATAATTCACCAACTCCCGAAACATTTGTAGATAATGAGGGAGATAGGTGGTATACAGTCCAAGGGGAAAACGAAACATTAGGGTAAGAGGTATGGTTGAAGATTCTTTATATATAAATAAAACAGTAAACAAAACTTTTTACATTAACAGGAGAAAAGTATGACATTTCAAGTATCGCCAGGCGTTCAAGTTAAAGAGATAGACTTGACAAATGTAGTGCCAGCAGTATCTAGCACAACAGGTGCGTTCGCTGGACAATTTAGATGGGGCCCTGTTGATGAAGTAGTAACAGTTTCAGATAGTAAGGGTTTGGTTGACAATTTTAGTTCTCCAGCCGCTACAGACGCTGCAGCTGAGGACTTTTATTCAGCAGAATCATTCTTAAAATACGGTTCCAGTCTTCGAGTAGTTCGTGTAAGTGCCACAGGCCTTTTCAGTGCTAACGGAGCAGGACACGCAACAACATTACTTAAAAACTATTCAGCATACGAGACTACTTACGAAAGCTTATCCCAAAGTGGAACAGTTGGTCGTTGGGTAGCAAGATGTGCTGGAGTATTAGGTAANACACTCAAAGTTTCAGTTTGTGCAAGTTCAAACGCATTCTTTAATGATGCAGTAACTACTACAGGTAACACCGAAGCAGTAGGAGAAACAACAATAACGGTTGCAGACAGCACAGTCTTCACTGTTAGAGACATAATCAGGTTCGCAGGACACACAACAGATTATAGAGTTTTAACTTTAGCTGATGCAACTCATATCACTATTGAAGCATTAGCACAACCAGCAAATACAGGTTTAACAGCAGCAGTTGCAAACGCAGCTGCAATCGATAGATACTGGGAATTTCATTCTTACTTCTCTAAAGCACCAGCAAAATCAGCTGGAGCATTGAACGCAGGGGCAGGAAATGACGAAATCCATGTTGTAGTTGTTGATGAAGATGGTGTAATCTCAGGAACATCAAACACAGTTTTAGAAACATACGGTTTCGTATCTTGTGCATCAGACGCAAAAGATGGACAGGGTGCATCAAGTTATTACAGAAATGTAATAAGAGATCAATCTGATTGGGTATACCTCGCAGGTCACTCAACATCAATATTCACCGCGGCAAACGAAGACATAACACTTGCAGAATCAGTATCAGATACTTTTGCAAGACCGTCAGCAGTTATCAATGATTCATTGAGTGGTGGTGCAGATGGTAGATCAGGAACAGCAGCAGAAAAATATGGTGCATGGACAACACACTTCGATGATGCAGAAACACTTGATATTTCCTTCCTAATTGTCGGTTCAACTAGAACTGATAACGGATCAGGAACAATTCAAGACCTTCTTGTAGATTGGACATCAATTACCAATCAAGCAATCCTAATTGCAGAAGCAAGAAAAGATTGTATAGCAGTTGTATCACCAAGACGATCTGATGTAGTAAATGTTACATCCGAGTCAACTCAGTCGTCTAATGTTAAAACAACAGGTGACACTGCAACTTCAAGTTCTTATGCTCTAATGGATAGCACATGGGTTTATCAATACGATAGATTCAACGACAGATATTGCTGGGTTCCAGCATGTGGACACACAGCAGGTATCATGGCAAGAGCAGACTTACTAAGAGACCCATGGTTCTCACCAGCAGGATTCTCAAGAGGACAATACTTAGGTATTACTAAACTTGCATTCAACCCTAAACAAGCATCTAGAGATGATCTTTACAGTGCAAGAATTAACCCAGTTGTAACATTTCCCGGCCAAGGCACACTTCTTTACGGTGACAAAACAATGTTAACATCACCTTCTGCATTTGATAGAATCAATGTTAGAAGGTTGTTCATCGTATTAGAGAAAGCAATAGCAACAGCAGCGAAAGCACAACTCTTTGAATTTAATGACTCTTTCACAAGAGCACAATTTAGAGCAGCTGTAGAACCTTTCTTGAGAGATGTTAAACATAGACGAGGTCTAATAGACTTCTCAGTATTATGTG